CTCTTCATTAATGTTGATGTCAGAAGCATCTTCCGCTACATCATACAGCCTCATCTTGGATCTGTCAATTCCCACCATGAATTTTCGTGAGGCAGCGGTTTCGTTGTATCTGTTCTTAAGTTGTTTGACCATGATGCGACCCTGTTGTTCAAGCTCATCAGTACTGATAAGAGCAAACATAAAGTCAGCAGTGGCAGGCAAACCAAAAGACTCAGAAGTATCGGTAAGGTCAGGGTCACTATTGCCATAACCACTACGAGTAGTTTGAGTAGCTGTGACAATAGGAACATTACATTCCACAGCAAGACCCCGAAGCTCCTCAGCAATCGCTTTAACATACGTGTAAGAATTGACAATCGCACCTTTATACCTCGCTGATGCACAGATGTTTAGATAATCAATATAGATTATATCTGGTTTGAAATCTCTCTTGAGAGACAGATCACTTATGAGTGATTTAAAATGTCCAGCATGTGCTGATGCTGTGGGATACTCTTTGATAATAAGTTTGCCTCTAGTCTTCCTAGAGATCTCTTGAACTTTAGAATTGAAGATAACTTCAGGTAGTTCAGCAATATCTTTGATAGAAACATTTAAAAGATTCGCGTCAATTCGTTCAGCAATTTTCTCCTCTGCCATTTCACATGTAATATAGAGTACGTTCCTCCCCTGGGTGAGTGCGGCACCAGCGCAATGGCACATGAATAGAGACTTGCCGACACCCGTTCCAGCAAGAGCGACACTGAGAGTCTTGTTAGAGATACCACCTTTAGTAATATAGTTAAACTTTTCCAGATCAAAGGGAACCTTCTCTTCTTTGCGGTGATAGAATTCATAGCGGTCTTTTGCTTGTTCAATGTAATCGTGTCCTATGTGTTCGTCGAACGATACTGCCAAGGCTTCTTGTAAGATACCTGGGATCGCATCCTTTGATATTTTTTTATCGCCTCCATCTGCGATCTTGATCGAGGACATAAGGGCGAGATAGATTGCTCTGTCTTGACACCACTTTTCGGTTGCGTCGAGGAGCCACTCGTAGTCAACCCACTCATCGGTAAGTCCTCGTATTGTCGATAACGAATCTCTGAACGTTTCGTCAGTAAGATCATTACGATTTTGGAGATTAATCGATAAGACTTCTTGAGTAGGAACTTTGTCATACTTACCAGCGAAGTCAGCGATCTCTTCAAAGATAACTTTCTCATGATACTCCTCAAAATAATCTGCTCTTAGGAAAGGGACTACCTTACGATAATACTCTTCAGTGAAGATGAGATTACGTAAGATAGTTTGTTGAATGCGCTCAGTTGCCATAGGAGAATTCTTGCTGTGCTGCTTCTTCAAGTTTAACCATTACTTCTTCAGTGAAGTACTTTTCAGGGTCTGCGAGAATCGATTTAGGATAAACAGAAGAACCATCAATCTTAATACGATTGCCAACACGCTCAAAGACTCCGTATCGTTCACCCAGTTCCAGTAGTCCGTAATACTTGTCAAGTCCACGTTCGTCAAAAAATAAACGTGTCTCAATTTTACTACCTTCTTTTGTTAAACGAGACTTCTTTGCCTCACACTTGATGATGTTACCTACTAATTCAGTACCATCTTTCTCTTTCTTTTTACCAAGATAAATGATTGTGGAAGCAGCATACTTAAGACCTGTTCCTCCGCCCATTTCTTTCATCGGAACATAAGAACCGATAACATCATATGTATGGTTGGTAACAATCATAGGAACAGATGCCTGTCCTAGTTTGAGGGTAAGCACACGAAAGGCACCCTTAATTAACTGACTCTTAGTCATGTCCCTGACCTGCTTGTCATTAGCAACATCTTCCATCTCCTTAGATGTTGAAAGCATACCAAGAGAGTCTAACACAAATAGCATAGGAACCCTCTCGTCTTTAGGTTCTTTCACATACTTGTCTAGGATACGACAAGCTTGTGTCCTGAACTCTTCGATCGTTGCAACAGGCATGATGATCATACGTGAACTGTCAATGCCACGAGTCTCAATCATATCACGCGAGATAGCAGATTCAGACTCAAAATAAATGACTCCACCCGTAGGATTATCAGCAAGGAAATTACTAACGACGCTGAGAGCAAAAAAAGTCTTGCCAGTGCTTGATTCTCCTGCCAAGGCAGTAACCTTATTGGAGGGTAGACCCCCAAACAAAGAACCACTAACCAAGGCATTAAAGATGTAAGAACCAGTATCAACGTAAGATGTAATGTCGCCAGCAGCAACCCCTTCACTAACACGACTAGCAAACTCATTGCCACTATCCTTAATTACAGAATCTAAGAATCCCATTTTTCTACATTTTCCTCGTAAAAGTTTACATAATTATAAGACTGCTTCATGAGTTTAGAAAACCCAATAGCAGTTTTGTAGTCCTCAAAGCACTTAATGTCCTCTGGTCCTACTTGACCGACAAGATGGTTAGTCCATGTCACAACAAAGATTCTCTTGCTCATCCAAAGAAACTCGTAATAGTAATGGTTTTCTCGTGTTGCCACCCGACACAGTATAGCACGTTTTTGAGTGGTTCGAGAAAAGACTTTTCAAATTGTGTTTGGTAGTCTACATACTTCTCGATACCAAACTCCTTGGGCAACTCACCAAAGAAACTAATCACATTCTCATGCAACGGGTTTGGTGTCTTGAGATACATGAACTTGATCTTTTCACCTTCTTGAATAAGTGGATGCTTGTTCTCTACCTTATGCTTTTTGACATAATAGTTATAGAGTAGAGCACCTCTTACCGCAATGGGGGTTCCTTTCTGATAGATTTCATGTGGGTGTCTATATTTCGCAAGGTTGTTAACTCCTCTGGGGAAAGCGACTTCTTCGTAAGGTCGCAGTCTAGTCTCTGCTCGCACGACATTGATGAAATCGATAAGTTCATCATTTGTTTTGCCGATAATAATCTTAAACGCTGCATATAACTTATCCCTAAAGTACGCTGGAGTAGAAGACCTCGCAGTCTCAAGACCCATGATTTTCATCTTGGGCTCATTATATCTAACTCCTTCACTGTCCCATACGTTGAGAATGTAACGCTTCTTCGCAGTCCAGATACCACGGTCAGCAATATTCTCACGCTTCATACTCATCTTTTGTTCATACGCCGAAACGTAATTCGCAAGTTCCTGATAAGAGGATTCGATGAATGGTTCCAACTTGTCTTCGCAGATCTTATCAAGTATCGAAACAATTGCTGCTTTATCGCCAGACTTATTAGCAAAAAATTTATCAACAAGAGGTCCAAGATTAAGATAGATCGAGTCGGTATCGCTAGCGATGACATAATCTACCTTCTCTGTTTTTAAAAGAGTATTTAGATACTCATTCATCTTGTTCTCAATCCACCTGATAGAGACCTGACCAGAAAGAGTAATAGCCTCAGCATTAGCAAGACGAAAGTATCTGAAGTGTTCGTTGCCGATAGCACCATAAGCAGAGTTCAAAGAAATCTTCTTTGCCATCTGGATATTATTACAGCGAGCAATCTCTTTCATGAGTTCGACAGTAGGAGTTTTCTCATACTGTTGCTTTGCCTTGATCATTCTCTTCTTGAAAATGACACGACTGTCATACATCTTCTTCATCATCTGAGGAAGAAACCCATGCTTCTCTTTTGTATACTGAGCACCATTGGCACACACAGCATACTCACCATCAATCTCTAGTTCTTTATCAAGTATCTTATCAACAGTTGCTGTTGAATGTCTCTTGTCGAGTAGTGTCTCGGGCGAGATGTTGTACTGCATAATGAGATGAGGATACAGAGAGTTGAGATCAAAAGACACCACCCAATCATAGAATCCAGGTTTCGGTTCCTTAACATAAGCACCAGCATACTTCTCTGTTTTAGTTGCGCTTTCCTTCTTTGGAGGAATAGCAATCTTACGCCTAAGCAGTTCACAATAGATGTAGTTGTCCCACATACGAACCTGTGAGAACACATCCTCATAGTTCACCTTAGCATCATATGCCATGGTGTATGCGAGTTCAACTAACTTCATCTTATCATCTAGTTGATCCACCAGACGAACGTCATGAATATTGTATTCAATAAATTTCTGCCAGTCTCCCTCGTAGAACTCTTTGAATGTGTCAAACTCTGAGTGATCTAGTTTCTTAGATCCGAGTTCAACAAAAGCAATATGGTCCAGACGATATGATTCTTGGTTAGTGTAAGTAAACTTCTTATACAACTCAAGGTAATCAAGTTGCGAGATGCCAAGCATATCGATAGAGAAGTTCTTACGACCTTTGATAAAGATCTCACGTTGCGACACAAGTTTCCAAGGCGACAACAGTTTCACAAACTTCTCACCCATAATACGATTGATACGATTATGGATGTATGGCATATCGAACAGTTGACAGTTCCACCCTGTAACCACGTCAGGATAATTCTCCTGCCAGAAATCAAGGAAGGCACCCATCATGCTCTCTTCAGATCTGAAGTGCATGTAGTCAACCATCTTGTCCTGGTTGTTAAAAGGACGAGCACCAAAGACCGTTATACGACCCGTGAAGGAGTCCTTGATACTGATAGCAAGAATCTCTTGGTCTGCCGTCTCGATGTCAGGGAAACCATTCTCAGCAGCAGTCTCGATGTCAATAGTAAAGACACGAATCTTGCTGCTATCAAACTTCAGTTCCTCTTCAGGATGCTGCTCCGCAATATACTGATACAGGAAACGAGAGTTTCCATAGATGTCAAAGTCATCTACCTCTTTGTATTGTTTTATAAACTCACGAGCATCATTAATAGAACCAAACTTATGTGGTTCTACACAATCACCTTCTAGTGTTTTCCACTCAGAATAATTCTTACTAGGCAAGTACATCGTGGGGTTGAAAGGAACCCTCACGCTATAGCGA